ATATATTTTTCAAGATATTCTATATAATTTTTTTCGGATGTATTGAAAGTTTTATCGGCCATAAAAATAAAATTAATAAATTTTAGATTATTAACCTCAAATTTATTAATTCTTTTGATTAAATACAAAAATAATATTAATAGATAATATAAAATTACCTGAATGGATTAAATTAGAAATATCATCAGACGGTGATAAAAAATTGTTATCATTAAAAAAATTTAATGTTGGACAAATAATCTTTTATAATTAATTAAAAAAAGTTGAACATGATACAATATTAATATGTAAAATAAATGGCAAATATAAACAATTACAATTAGAAAGTCACACACTTAATCGTGATTCATATAGAGAATATTTATATTTTGATAGTTATATGAATCATTCATGTGATCCAAATATTGATCTCCAATATATTGATAATTTAAATTATTATTGTGTGTGTAAAAAAGAAATTGAAATCGGTGATGAAATTACATGTGATTATTAATTATTAAAAGATTACGATCATATTTATTTCGAATGTAATTTTCCAAATTGTAGAAAAATAATAAATTGGCAATATATAAATCTTAATATATCATTTTATGTTTTTTTTATTTTTTAATATATGATAATTAAAGTTTAGGCAATTATAATATTGTAATAATAAGATATAATTTGATTAAAAATATAAGTTCTGATAATTCCCATGTATTTGAAAAACTGTATACAACTGCATTTAAAATATTTTTAGCAGAAGTGTGTTTAAATGAAGAACAAATAGATGAAATTAAAATATCAACTGGATATTTTATTGATAAAACAACTGGAAAAACATTTTATGAAATTGGAAAATTAATAATTGAAATTAATTTGGATACTGACAATAATACAATTGATTTGGGTAAATTTAAGTTTGCAAAACATAAATTTATGAAAGCAACTGGATTTCAAAGAGCAATAATGGATTATTATCAAAGTAAGAACTATGTTGCAGTAATTAAACCATCTAGTCCTCAATCAATGATTGCGAAAATTATTTTATATTATAAACCAATTAAACAAATATTAAATGTTGATATTACAAATGATTTTAATTTTTTTAATGAAAAACAACCGACTATATCTGCAATTACAAATGATTTTAATGAACATCAATTTGAAATTAAATTAAAAGATATTAAAAACGATTGTAGTTAATTATTATTATTTTTATTTTTTTATGTATTCTAATATCATTTGATATATTAGAATACCTATTTCAAGTCCTGATTCTGCTTTTTTAATTTCAGTATTAGAAACATTAAGTATTTGTGCGAATTTAAATTGTGATAAGTTATTATTTAATCTAAAATTTACCAAATCATTTATTTGTGATTGGTCAAATATTTTTACATTTGAATGGTATATTTGAATTGGTTTATTTATTTGTTTTTGTTTAGTAGATTGATCTATATATGTTTTACCGAATGCAGTATGATATTTAATTTCTTCAGATGGTTGTTTTTTGACTATATCTGCCCATGACATCATTTTTGATTACTATATTTATAATATTAAGGTATTATAGATGTAGTAAATAGTAAATTATTCAATTTTATTAAAATATATATATATTGTAATAAAATTGAATAATTTTATTACAATATATATATATATATTTAACAGAATGAATTATAATAAGAATTTAACGATTGTATAGTAAAAAAAATTGAATATTTTGATTTATACACAAGTTATTAATAATCTATATTTTATATATATAACAATGTCGTCTATTACGAATGAACATGACCGTCAAGAATTGATGGTTGACAATATTTTAATCCAAACTAGCGAAGTTAATACAACTTTATTGACTATGCAATTTATAGTTAATAGTGCTAAATTGGGAAAATACAAAAAGATGTACCCACATATACCATTGAATGGTAATCAATTAGCATGTTTGTATGCTAAATTATCTGAGGGTATTATCGATATTTCCAAAAGTTTACCTAATAATTTAAATGTAAATGCAAATGTAAATGCAAATGCAAATGCAAATGCAAATGCAAATGCAAATATAAAAACAAAAAAAATAGGTGCAAATGGTCTTAAAATTATTGAGGAAAAAAATAAACTTTTGTTAATTAATAAACTCAAAGATGATATTATACAAATCAAAGAAGACGAAAATGATATCATCAATGGTGATAAACCGACAATTTCTTCATTGGAAGGTATTGTACAGAAATATTCAACAACTGGTGCAAATAGAATTATTAAAATCATTATATTAAGATCATTAATTCAAAGATATAGTGATACCGGTAATGAATATTTAGTACCATTTATTTTTGAATTCCGTAATGAAATTCTCGAATTCAAAAATAAATGGATTGAACAAATTAGTACTTTGACAGAAAATAGTGAAAGTACTAATATTAGTACAAATACTAATACGACTACCAAAATAAATCACCGTAAAGCAAGAATGCAAAAATCGGTTGCATTGACAGCTGTAGCACAATTTGACAATCCTACAGTTGATGAACTTTTATCAGATGATTTAAGTGAACGAATCAAAGTTGCAGTTCGATCATATTTTACAACTGCTAACACCATTATTCAGCGAGTTAACATTGATCCAATTAAATACCAAATGGTTGATTCATATTGGAGATTAAAACCATTAAGTTCATGGGATAAACAAATCAAAAAACTAGATGAATGGCAAATTTGTGCAATTAGAATGATCAATGAAAATAAATCTATTTTAATTACTGCACCTACTTCTTCTGGAAAAACTGTAATTGCACAATATTGTGTAATTAAAGATTTAAAATTGGAGCGTTATACGAAAGTTTTATTTGTTGTACCAAACAATATTTTGGCAACACAAGTTGCAGGTACATTTTCAAACAGTCGCATTCAAGTTGGTTTGTATACAAATGAAAATGAATATGGTAATCTTAAAGAAGTCAATGTTATTGTTACAACTCCAAGTAAAGCAGAAGAAATTTTATGTACATCCGAATTAAATATTACATATGCTGTATTTGATGAAATACAACAGATTAACTGTTTTGAAGGTGAATCTATTGAACGTCTTATTAGAACTATTTATTGTCCATTTTTAGTATTATCTGCAACAGTTCATGAACCTGAACAATTTTGTAACTTTTTATCAGTAACTAGTAAACATGATGTTGAATTGATTAAGTATAACAAAAGATTTATTGTACAACAAAAGCATGTTTGGAATGGGGAAGAATTGGTAACATTACATCCATTGAATTGTATTGATGTGAACTATATCATTCAAGATCGATTTGAAACAGGTGATTTAGCAATGACAGCAAGAGATGTTTATGTTATGGGTTGTGATATGGCAAGTCATTTTCATGAAAATACTTTACATCCAGATCAATATTTTGTTCAAAATGAGCCAATTAATATTCCAATGGTTGAATCTTATGAAAGATATCTCAAAAATAAACTTGTTGATTATGCATTGTTAGATCCTGAAAATGTAACAAATTATTTAACATTATATCATGTTGAAAACACAGATTGGATATTAGATGAATCAGAAATAAACTCAAATAAAATTCCTGTTTCAAAATTAATTAATATGTTCAAAATGTTGAATAATAAGAAGTTATTACCTGCATTATGTTTTATGATGAATAATTTTACAGTAATGGATGTGTATAAAAATATTGTATTGGAGTTAGAACGTGTTGAAACATATTATCTTCCATGGTATAATAATTTTATGGAAAATATGCATCAATATGTACAGAATTTTATCGATAACGAAGGTACTTTGAAAGAATCCATATCCAAAGGTATTGCGGGTAGAGGTAATAAATTCAAACAAATTCAAGATACATTAAATCAACATCGTCGAAAAATGATTTTGGATTTTTTGCAACATATAGAAGCAAAATATGAAACGGAAATTGCAAAAGCACATGAAAATAATGCATATTCTGATGCAGAAAAACATATGATTATAACTTTTTTGAGACAAGATTATGCATATAAATATAGAATTCATCATGCAAATCAAATTAATGCAATCGAAGTAAAAACACCTATATTCAATCCATATGCACCGACATCATTATTCTCATTTCATAAAAACCCATTATCTGTTGATGTAATGCGTGAAATTCGTGGAAAACTAAAAAGATTTGCTAGACAAACCGCAGGAACAAATGTGTCAAAAGAAATATCTTACGATAATATTTATCTTCGTGGAATTGAACGTGGAATCGTATTATATTCTAGTAATATGCCCCCATCTTTTCAACGTATCATTCAAGAACTGATTGTAAATAATCAAGCACCTGTTAGTATTGCAGATGATTCATTGGCATATGGTGTAAATTTTCCAACTCGTACAGTAGTTATGTTAGGTGCAACACCAAATGAAACTATCGATGTTTCCAAAGGTACACAAATGGCCGGTAGATCTGGTAGAAGAGGTTATGATACACAAGGTCATATTGTTTATTGTCGTGTCAATTATAGAAATATTATGAGAGGCACATATGTCCCATTTATTGGCAAAGATACAATTACACCGTTTAGTCTCTTGCCAGGTAAACTATTAGGAAATAGTGATTACATATTAAATGTTCTCAAAAAACCACTTAATGAATTTCATTCTCAAGATTATCAAATACAACCATTATTGGATCATTTCACAGCAATGTATCGTGAAGAAGATATTTTTCAACAAGATGGAATAATGTCATTATTGTTATGGAATTATCGTGATGAACCTGATATTGCATATAATATGTTTGAATTAGTAAAACATTTGATTAACTACATACCATATGCATCAATTGAAATCGAAGTTGTAAAAAGAAACAAAAAAGAAAAAGAAAAAGAAAATGATGATGACGAAATGGATTTTTGCGATAAAAATGATGCAGGAAATAAAATTAATTTTAAAATGGATGTAGTTCGAATGAATCAAGTAATTGAATTGTTGTATCGTGTGTTCGATTATGAACCCTTGAATGATTTACCTAGTGTAAGTGATGTAAGTGATGTAAGTGATATGGACAATGCAGATGATACAGTTGTCCAAACAGAGGAACAAACGAATGAAGTAATATTAATTACAAAGATTCCTAATATATTGAATTCAGAATTATGGATTGTTCCATTAAATAGAACAAATGATGAATTAATTGATTGTGTTATTAAACGATCTGCAAATGTATATATTGGAAACAATGTTATGATTGAAAAATTAATTTGTCGAACACATCATGTCATATTATGCGCAGTTAAATTGTATAATTTAATGGTTGATATCGGTAATGAAAATTTAATAGCCGTTCTCAATCCTGCAATCAATGCAATTAAGTTATTCAATGACAAATTGAAATTGATTGATCAATCAAATAATTAATCACTTTTACTATTTCATTTATCCAATTTAATAAAAAAATATAAATATTATATACACATTTTACAGACTCCAAAAACATATACAAATATAGACATTTACTATGACAAAGCATAATTATGTCTACAAATAAATATGGATATTAAGGTTAAATTACTATTTTTTCAGATTTTTTGTTAATTTTTGAAAAATGATAGTATTTATTTCACAAAAATGCTATCAACTTTATCAACAAGTTATTCAAATAATATTATTAAAATGATTGATATTACACATTGATATATTACACCGTTACTTAAAACCTGCTATTTCTAGATAGTCTTGTTAAAGACTATTTTTATGATATTCGTATTAAGGAGCACTCCTTTACAAATTATCACAAACCAGGTTTATGAGGACATGTAACT